GGGCAATTAATTGCCCCTTGGCAACTCTTTCGTTTTCAATGCGTTGTAATTCTATACGTTTTAACTCACGTTGTTTTTCGGCTTCACGTTCATTAGCTATACGTTGTTTTTCAGCTTCATCAGCCAGTTTCATACGTTCAACTCGTTCTAACTCACGTTTTCTCGCTTCTTCTTTTCTTAATAATTCTAAACGCTCTTGTTCTTTACGTTTAGCTTCAGCTTTTACTCTTGCTTCTGATATTTTTTTAATTCTTTCTTTTTCAACGTTTTCTTGTATTGTATTCCAAATAGGTTCTGCATCAATAGCAATGGTTGCTAGTTGGCTTTTATTTAGGTGTCTTCTATCTTGGTTTGCTCTTATACTAAATTCGAATGCATCTTGCTCTGTTCCAGTGAATGTTTCAAATACAGGCTCCGTGTTTGTTTCTATACAGGCTTGGTATCTATTCCAACCATCTAATATAGCTCCTTCGAATATAATTATTTTACCTAGTGTTGCATCAAACCCAGTGGAGATACTTTCTTTTAGTTTTGTGAATTCCTCAATTCCCATTTCAGGGAAGAAGTTAAATTTGTGTTTTAACATATGTTTACATTTATTTAGTTATTTACATTTTTTAAAAATTATGAAAGGCACCAGGGAAAATGTAAGTAAAACCTGTTAGTGTGCCTTTCTTGTTACTAGTTATATATTAGATAAAAAAGTTTTTTTTTGAAAATATATAAATTAAACTCATTATGAAGAAACACGAACATTTAGATCAACTATACTTAGATTATATCAATGGTAATGAATTAGCATTTTCAAAATTACTCACAAACTTAAAACGCATATTACAAAAAAAGTTCAAATCAAATAAGTTTTTTACTCAAGAACGGTTAGAAACATTTGATGATATATTTCAACAAACTAGTATTAAATTGTGGAAAAAGAAAGACACTTTTGATCATAATAAAGGAAATGTAGTTACACTTGCCTATATTATATTCCTAAATAAATTAAGGGATGCATCAAGAAGAAAGAAAAACAAGTCTATTTACATTTCTCGTTGTTTTTAGACTTTTTTGTAAGTTTAAGCGTATATTATTAAAGAAACCTCATAGTATTGACTCATTTTCAATATAATGTCATAATTTTATTTTTTGTATATCCCTCCATAATACTATGAGGGTTTCTTTTTCATTAGAGGATTAACTTAGTTGGTTCAGAGTATCTGTTTTACACACAGAAGGTCATAGGTTCGAATCCTATATCCTCTACAATATTAGAGTATATTGTAATATACTATGTATCAATGAATTACAATATTACTCAAAAAATAAATAACGATTATGGTAAAGAAAAACAAACAAGGTGATAAGGGAATTTTCACCAAAAAGGTAAAAGAAGATTTTATATCAGCTTATATTGATAATAACTTTAATACAACTAGAGCTTGTGATGTAATTGGTATTAGTAGAACTACATATTATGCAGCATTAAAGAAAGATGAAAACTTTAAAAACATGGTTGCATTAAGTAATGTAGTATATAAAAATATATTACGATCTGCAATATTAGAAGGTATAACACATTCAGATTTGGTTCTTAGAAATGCATATTTAAAACTAATACCAAATACAGTATTTGCTAAATTATTTGGATTTGAAGATGTTGCTGATAATACATTTAATTTGAACTTTAAGAAAGAAGATTTAATAGGTGAGTAAGACTTGTTTCACATATCAACTATCACCAAAACAATTTAGTATATTGAATGAATTCTTTGATACTCATTCAACATATAATATATTAAACGCAGGTCGTCAAAGTGGAAAAACATACACCCTCGCACGACTTGTGTTTATACTGGGGATATTTCATAATAATACAAAGATATTGGTTGCAGCACCATATAACACACAGTCTGATACATTCTTTTATAATGTTATGCAGATTGAACGTTCATATGATATGATTAAGAAGTCAGTGCAATCACCATATAAAAGTATTGAACTAATAAATGGTAGTGTGATTGATTTTCGTTCAGTTGATAATCCTAAGTCAATTAGATCAAAAAGTTATAATTATATTTTTTGTGATGAGTTTGCATTCTTTAAAGATGGTGCATTCGATTTAGCAATAGTACCAACATTAATAGCATCTGGTAATAACTGTAAATTATTTTTTGCATCTACACCAAATGGTACAACTGGTTTATTCTATGATATGGCTATGAAAGGTAGAGATGTAAATGAAGATGATTATAGTTATTACTATATGAATTATAATGATAACCCACATCGCAATCTTGATATTATTGAGTCTGAACGTTTAAGACAACCATCCAAAAGATTTAATCAAGAATTCTTAGGTGAATTTATTGATGATGGCGGTGAAGTATTTGAAGGTATAGATGATGTATCTATATTAATTAAGTATCAAGAATATCAACCAGGTAATAGATATACAGCTGGTATAGATTGGGGAAAGGTATCTGATAAGTCAGTATTGACTATATTAGATAAAGATAGAAACGTAGTGTTCATTCATTCATATTCAGGTGATTGGAATAAACAGATCAATGATATGGCAGTAGTTCTAAATAAGTATAGACCAATTGTTTATGCTGAATCAAATGGATTAGGTGATCCACTAGTATCACAGTTAAGAACTAAATATTCTAATATTAGGGAATTTGTAACAACGAATACTTCTAAGAAAGAAATAGTTGAACAACTAAGGATGACTATTGTATTGAAAGATATTTCATTACCTACCAGTAAATTATGTCCTGAGTTAATAAATGAGATGACCAATTATACATATTCGCTTACTAAAACTGGATTGATAACATATCACCATAAACTAGGTGAACATGATGATTACTTAGATTCACTAATGATAGCCAATTATGCACATAGTAAACATAGTGTAGGATTTAAAGCAGTAGGCGGAAGGTATAGCAATTTCTATTAATGTAACTCGCTCTGCGAATAGAAAGAAATATATTTCATATAACGGTTTTTATGAGAGAGCTGGTGGGAAAAAATAAAAACCGTAGTTAGTATAGTACGTTATTTAAAAAAGTTTAAATTATGGTTAATAAAATATTAAATTTAATAACACCGTGGAAATATAGAAGGGAACAAGTATTTAAGTATTATTGTTCAAAATGCGATACTACTTTCACTACTGATTCTTGGAATACAAGATGTCCAGATTGTAATAGTTATTATACAAGAGTTATAAGAGAAATAAAAGATAACAGTGATGATAAATAGATATGTGTGTGATAAATGTGGTAAGCATTTTGTTGCAGTTAAAAAAGTAATTGTGAAATACTGTCCTAAATGTTCATCTAAATCAATAATAAAAAAATAGACAAATATGAAGTTTGTAAAAATAAGTGAGTTGAAGATAAGAAAGTTTCAATCTTTGATAGATGATGTATCTGATGCTAGTAATGAAATACTTCGTGAAATTGAGGATGAAGCTATTGAATACGTTAAAACGTTTCTTAATGGTAGATATGATACTGATTATATATTTAGTAGAACTGGTACTAAACGTAATGCTTTAGTTAGAGGATTAGTAATTGATTATATGATGTGTCAATTATGGATGCGAACTAATTCAATAGAAATACCACAGTCAATGCAGGATAAATGTGAAAAGAATGCTGAATTCTTAATGAATATTTCAACTGGTAAAATATCTCCAGATCTACCAACATTAGATCCAGAGTTACAAGGAAGTATATTATTCTCAAGTAATTCAGAACCAGTATTTAATGACACAGATCATACATCATAAAAAAATATAACTATGCAAGATAATACAATAAAAAAGGAATTTGATCCAGCAAAGAAGTCTTTATTAAACAACATTCAACGAGAAGAACATTATGTTACTAAGAATACATTAAAAAGACTTGATCAAGCTATAAATAGTGCTCAATCAATTGACTATCCTAATAGACAACGATTATTAGAAATATATTATGATATAGTTAAGGATCCACATTTACAAACTGTAATGAGTCTTAGAAAGAAACGTGTTACTGGTTTAGAATATAGTGTTAGGAAAAGTAATGGAAAAATAGATGAAAAGGCAACAGCATTTTTTCATCAATCATGGTTTAAGAAGTTTCTTAATTATGCATTAGATTCAATGTTTTATGGGAACTCATTAGTTGAAATATTAACTAATAAAGGGAAACCACAGATTAATTTAATTCCAAGGGAAAATATTATTCCAGAATTTACTGAGATAAAAAGAAATCCATCAGATCAAAATGGTTTTATTGATTACTCAGCACCAGCATATATGAGTTCACTTATTGACATGAATAACAATAATGACTCTAGGAACTTAGGTGAGTTTTTAACAATTGCTAAATATGTAATGGTTAAGAATGAGGTATTCTTAAATTGGAGTCAGTTTACAGAAATATTCGGACAACCAATTAGAGTAGCTACAACCAGTACACAGGATCCATTAGAATTTAAACAAATAACTGATATGTTTGCTAGTCAAGGTAGATCTCAGTATATTATTAAGAATGATCAAACTCAAATGGAATTTGTTGATGCAGGATCATCTTCTTCAACTGATTTGTTTAAGACTTTTGAAACATATATTGACGAGCAAGTATCAAAGGTATTAATTGGTGGGACAATGTTAACTGATTCAGGGAGTTCAAGAAGTCAAGCAGAAGTAATGGAAAGAGGATCATATTTAATTACTAAATCCGATATACAAAATATAGAAGATATAGTCAATAACGAAGTAATTCAAGTTCTTCAAAAGAAAGGCTCATTCACAGCAAAGAACCTTGTGTTTAGTTTTCAAGAACCAGAAATACAAACAGTTGAACAAAAGTTAGATATTGATAGATTCTTAATAGATAACTTTAAGGTAAAGGATATAACCTATTTCGAAAATAGATATGGTACATCATTAGAGTTTCTTGGCGAAGAAGAAATGGCAGATGAAGGGTTAAATCAATTGAAAGAAGAGTTAACACTTGCTAAAGGTAAGAAAGATAGATATGATGTAAATATAAAATTAACAGATAATGAGTAAAACTTCTGATTATGATATACCTATTAGTAACCTTAATAAAAGGTTAGATGGTTCTCTAAAACTAATTAGAGATGCTGCTAGACATTTTCACTTCTTAATGAGAGAAAAACTAACGAAGTCTAATAAGTCAGGTAAGTTATATAACAGTTGGAAGTTTGAATTGTTTAGTGAAACTGAAGCATCAGTATATTCAAACCTTCCTTATGCACGTATTCAAGATAAAGGTGGTAAGATATTAATAACTAATAAGATGCGTAACTTCTTCTGGTATAAATATAAGAAGACTAAGAATATTAAATGGAAGAAAATGGCTATCACTAAAAAGAAATATATTATAATGCCATCTAAAGAGTATTCAAATGTTAATATAAATAGAGTTTCTAGATATGTTGAGAAGCGCAACCCAATAAAAAAATAGTATTATGGCAAGAGAAGAAATACTTAGTGTTACAATTGAAGGACTTGAAAAACTTAGTAAAGATGTTAAACGTGTTTTAGAGAAGGAACTTCCAAAAGATATGAGTCCTAGACATAAACGTGCTATTATTGTAAGAATACGTAAGTTTGAGAAAAGTGGTGCATTAAGAAAGTCCTTCAGGATTAAAAATGGTCTTGGTGGTTATGAAATTACTAGTAATTCACCATATGCAGCTATACAAAATTATGGAGGTAAAATTAGAATAACAGAGAAGATGCGCAAAAAGATGTGGGCTTTATTCTATGAAACAGGTGATCCCATGTTCAAGGCAATTGCACTTACTAAAAAGAAATTTATTACATTACCAGCAAAAGGCTATTTTGAACTCAGTGATAAAACATTATCAAGATTTAGTGAGCGATCACTCAGTAAATTATTAAAAAAAATATAGAATATGAAATACGGACTATTAGCATACATATACAAGTTCTTCGAATATAACATTTCAAATATAGAAGAGATAAAAAGTGTTGACCTTTTTTTCAATCAGTTTGAATCCCAAAAGGCTGGTGAATCAGATGGTAGAGCAAACCCAAGAGTATTAATAGAAATAGATCAATTTGAAACAAAACAAGACTTTGGTAAACATCAACATTGGGTAGGTAGTGTAACACTGCATGTTGGGATAGATGTTATTAATACGTTTTATTCTGGATCAGAAACACAAGTAAATAACTTACAATATTTAGACCTATTAGATAAAATATATACTCAACTTAGTTTTACCTCATCATTTGATTTACCAGAAGAAATTAATAACCCTGCATTTAGAATATTTAAGGTTTCTCGTAAAGAAGTGATATTTGCAAAAAATGAAGATAGTATTAAAGTAACAGAAATTGATTTCGAATTTATTGTTGAAGATTATAGTTTAGTTGAAACTGCAATAACAGATACTGTTGATAATATTGATGTAGAAATACTATTTCAAAAACAATGCTAAAAAATAATAAAACATGGATCAAATTATAAAAACAGAAAGAGAAGTATTAAATAGGTCTTTTATTGATACAACACAGTCATTAAGAGCTGTTGTTACAGGTACAGTAAATGCTATATTAGATGAACCAATTGATACAGTTGTAACAAATACAGTAACAGTTACAGGTACAGTAAATGCTATACTTGATG